TATAGTCAGGACTGGGAGGGTTTCTTTGTTTTTGTGTTGTTTGTGTGTCAAACTCCTTTTGTTTAGGGGGGATGTACCAGCAGGGGTATCATATATTAAGTGTCTGGCTTGTTATTCTCGTCGTGGACACCCGATGTGTTTAGTTTAGTTTCCCCTTGGGTGCCATCCGTCCGTTTTGAGTACGGTTCCACTCTGAGTTCGAGCGATCACGCTTTGCTCTGCCTCTACTTGACTTGATTGTAGGGGTCGGAAGCCCTTCTGACGGGCGAACGGAACCTGATAAGGGTTCGCACATCTCGTTTTTTATGAATATGCCCTGTGATGTGGACGGGGCTCGCATATATTTATATCATAGGGGAGAACATGTTCAAACCTTTATAGGAGTTTTTTATGGCCGCAATGTCAGATTATTTGGAGCGTAAGCTTCTTGACCATACTTTAGGGACTGCTTCGTTTACGCATCCCTCGCAGGCGTATCTTGCTTTGCATACTGCCGATCCGACTGATGCTGGTTCGGGTGCGGAGTGTTCGGGTGGGTCTTACGCTAGGCAGACTATTGATTTTAATGCCGCCGCTGGTACAGGTGGTGCGGTGACTAATTCAACTGCAGAGGATTTCACTGGTATGCCTGCTTGTACTGTTACGCATATAGGTATTTGGGATGACTCTTCTGGAGGGAATCTTTTATACCACGGTGCTGTGTCTTCTTCTAAGACTGTGGCTTCTGGTGACACGATTTCCCTCGCGGCAGGTCAGCTAACTGTTACCCTTGCTTAATGGCTACAAATTATCCAACCTCGCTTGACACGGCGACGCAACAACCGTCGCCTTCTGCTTCTGATGATTTAAACACTTCAGGTTTGGAACATGATGTGGTTCACACGAATCACTCTGGTGCTTTAATTCAGTTAGAAACAAAGCTGGGTATTGGGGCTTCTGCGGCGGCAGACGCTTCTGACGGTCATGTTATGACAAGGCAGGCTGATGGTAGTACAGCATGGGAGGCTATCCCTGCGGCGGCAACGCCTACTGTTATCACTGTTGCGGATACTACGGATACGTCTTGTAGTGTCGCTTTGTTCGAGTCCGCTACCGGCGATCTCGCTCCGAAAACTGATGGTGGTGCCACGTACAATGCCAGCACTGGGGTTTTAACAGCAACAGGGTTCGCTGGTGCTTTGACAGGTAACGTGACCGGGAATGCTTCTGGTACTGCGGCTACTGTCACAGGCGCGGCGCAAACAGCTATTACTTCCGTTGGGGCTTTAACAGGTTTAACTATAGGTAGTGACGGTACGGGTGGGGATGTTACTTTCTACTCTGACACTGCTGGCGATTCGATGGTGTGGGATTCTTCTGAGGAGAAACTCACGATAACAGGCACTAACGCTCAGACCGCTTTGGCTGTCGCTGACGGCAATGTGACTATGGCTGATGATCTTGCTGTGACAGGCGCTATAACTGGTGGAAGCGTAGTAGCTCCCATAGCGATAAACGCCCAGACGGGTACCACGTACACTTTCGTAGCCGGCGACGCTGGTAAGCTTGTTACTTCTTCTAATGGTTCCGCTCAAACGTTTACGGTTCCTCCGAACTCGTCGGTTGCTTTTGATGTGGGTACTCAGATCATTGTTCAGAACATTGGTTCAGCTAACTGCACTTTGGCGCAAGGCTCTGGTGTGACGATAACGTCTGTTGATTCTAATAAAGAGATCGACGGGCAGTACGCTTCGGCATGTTTGATTAAAACTGCCACTGATGCTTGGACACTTATCGGTAAGCTGAAGTAATGACTTTTAATCCACTTATAGTGGGAGCGATTCAAGAATCTGGTGCAGGCGCTCCTTTTGGTTATACGACAACAGGTTCGGTTACTACACGCACACACGGAATTTACACTTCTTTACAATGGACAGGTTCAGGTACTTGGGTGGTTACAGGTAACCCTGCTGGTTTAACTTTCGATTTGTTTATGATTGCAGGTGGCGGAGGAGGTGGAGTTGCCCACTTCACATTAAATTGTTATTTAGGTGGCGGTGCTGGTGGCGGCGCTCGTAACATCACTGGGACAACTATTCCTGTAGGAACCACCACAATGCAAGTACCTGCGGGTGGGGTGTCAGCAATCTACGGAACAGGAAGCGGTGCCGCTAATCCCGGTGCTAATGCACAAGTTACTTACCCTGATGGATCTCTCGTTGCCGCTCATGGCGGTGGGCATGGTTCTAGTAATAATGGTGGCTCATCAAGCACCATGAATGGCGGTTGTGGTGGTGGTGGAGGAATGGGTAATTCTACTACTGGTGGAACAGGCAATGCGGGAAGTTTCTCACCTGTCGAAGGTTACGCAGGTGGCAACGCCAATACTGCTTATTTTCTAAACGGTGGAGGAGGAGGTACACCAAATAGAGCCGGCACATTTCCGGGTTCTTCTGATGGTGGGACTACTGGAACTCAGGGAGAACAAAATTTTTATGCTGACGGTAATACTGGTGGATCTACAGCGGCGTTACACAATTTTGGCGGCGGTGGAGCTTCTTGCGGATACGGTTGGGGTTTTTATCAAAAAACTAATGGGTATCAAAATTATGGAGCTACAAATGCTGTATTAAATACTCAACCTAATAATGCTGTTGCTAATAGTGGCGCAGGTGCAGGCTCCATTGTTAATACAGCATCTTCATGGAATTACAGTAACGGTGGCTCTGGTACGATAATAGTTCGATTCGTAACTCCTACATAAGGAACGTATGGCACATTTTGCAGAATTAAATGACTTCAATATAGTTCGTAGAGTTTTAGTCGTTCATAACGACATAACAACTATTGACGGTGTGGAAAATGAACAACTAGGAATAGATTTTCTTAATAATCTTTACCCTGATTCAGGTAGATGGGTTCAGACTTCTTACAACGGCAATTTTAGAGGGTTGTTTGCTGGCTCAGAATTTATTTACGAAGAAGATAAAGACCGTTTTATTCCTTATCAACCAGCGCCTTCTTGGGTTTGGGATGAAGAATTTTACGGATGGAAAGCACCTGTTCAACCTCAACCCGCTGGACACGTATGGTCTGAAGATGATTTAGCGTGGATTAAACCATCTAAACCGTATACATCTTGGGTGTGGGATGAAACAGGCAGATGGTCACCACCAGTTCCATATCCGGGTGGTAGTCCTGAATATGGTGGCGACGGCAAAGCATACGATTGGGATGAGGAAAACCAACAGTGGGTGTTGGTGGATGAATAAAAAACATCAGTTTTTTTTCATGGCAGGTTTGCCTCGTACTGGGTCTACAGTTTTGAGTTCTGTCTTATCACAAAACCCTAAAGTATACGCAGGCCCATACTCCCCTGTTTGCCAAGTAATGAGAGATTTAACAGTGGGTTTATCAGAGTTGGCTTTTGATGAAATGAAAATAGCAAATAGAGCAGATTTTTCGTCTGAGCTAATTAAGAATGTCCCTGAGTTGTATTACAAAAATGTTGAACAACCGTTTATCGTTGACAAAAACCGAGATTGGTTACACCCAAGAAATGTTGCTTTATTAAAAGATCATGTGACACCTGATCCTAAAATATTGGTTTTAACAAGAGATAAAAAAGCAATTATGGATTCTTTTAAAACTCTGTGGATAAAAAATAGCACACCACACGATGAGTATGATTTGCTGTGTGCAAATACTGAGAAACAAATTTCTTTTTATTGCGATGAAGTTATTCCTACTGCTAAAGCAAATAATAAAAAAGGTTTTTGGCATCCAGATCAAATGCTTTTTATAGAGTACGAAAAATTTATGGCTAACCCTAATGGAACTTTTGAAAGTATTTATTCTTTCTTTGGTTGGGAACCTTTTACGCACAACTTTACAAATATTAAACCAGTGCATATTGAAAATGATTTTCATTTAGGACCACCGAATATAGGTATGCACGAAGTCCGTCCTATTTTGGGAAGTAAAGTATGAGTTCAGATATGAGTGGATTTCAAATTGAATCTACTTTATGCTAGGAGATAACTATGGCAAGTAATTACCCAACCTCACTAGATACAGCGACACAGCAACCGGCTCCCGGAGCGACAACTGACCTTGACGCATCCGGTTACGAGCATCACTTGGTTCACACGAACCATTCTGATGCCATTATTGAACTTGAAACCAAAGTTGGTATAGGTTCAGCGAACGCCGCTTCAGCTTCAGCTAATACTGTTTTGACTCATACAGGTAGCGGAACGACAGCTTGGAATGCTCCTGCTACACCTACTGCTATTACGGTAGCTGACACTACTGACACTTCGTGTTCGGTGGCTTTGTTTGAATCAGCTACAGGTGACCTTGCTCCTAAAACAGACGGCGGTGCTACATATAATGCTGGCACTGGAACGTTAACAGCGACAGCTTTCTCTGGGGCGCTTACTGGTAATGTTACTGGTAACTGTTCAGGTACAGCCGCGACTGTTACCGGAGCCGCTCAATCGGCGATTACTTCTGTTGGTACTCTTTCTGCTTTAACTGTTACTGGCGCTGTGACTGCTGGTAGTGTCGTGGCTCCTCTTGCTATAAACGCTCAAACAGGAACGACTTATACGTTTGTCGCCGCTGATGCTGGCAAGCTTGTTACTGCTAGTAATGGTTCCGCTCAGACTTACACTGTTCCACCTAATTCAGGTGTCGCTTTCGATGTTGGTACAGCTATCACGATTATTGGTATAGGTGCTGGTAAAGTAACTTTGGCTCAAGGGTCAGGAGTGACGATTAACAGTAAAGACAGTGAGAAGGCGATTGATGGGCAACACGCTTCGGTGACGATAATTAAGACAGCTACAGATACTTGGCAACTTATCGGCGCTTTGCAGGCTTAACATGTCTCTCATACATGCTTTAGCTGGTTCGGTTTCCTCTAGCGGTGGGGCTCTTCCTCTTACTGCTTTTGGTGGGATCATAACCCAATATGAGGATTCTGGTACAACGTATCGTGTTCATGCTTTCAGGGGTACTGGTTCGTTTACTGTTTCTTCGGGTTCTGCTGACGTTGATTATCTGATAGTCGGTGGTGGCGCTGGTGGTGGAACTGGTGGTAGTTCATCTTCATGGTATGGTGGCAGTGGCGGTGGAGGTGCTGGTGGTTACATAACCGCTTCAGGCGCAGTCACTGTTGGTACTGCTTCTTCTCCTTACACTATTACTGTTGGTACAGGTGGCGCGGGTGGAGCATCAGGAAGCGTCGCTCATGGCACTGATGGTGTTAGTTCTTCCGCTTTAGGACTTACTGTTGGGGGAGGCGGCAAAGGATCTAGTAACGGTGTTGCTGGTGGAACAGGTGGTGTCAATGCTAGTGGTGGCGGCGGTAGCGCAGATCCACCTAGCACAATAGGCGGCGGTGGTGCACCTAATGATGGTACTGGTAGCGGAAACGGTTATGCAGGTGGCACAGGAGCCATGTTTAGCACCACTCACCCTTCGGGCGGTGGTGGCGGTGGCGCAGGTGCTGTAGGTACGGCGGCTTCAGGTAAAGATGCTGGTAATGGTGGTAATGGAACATCAGGTAAATATGGTATAACGGCTTCAACTGTGACTTACGCTGGTGGTGGCGGTGGTTCTGCTACTACTACTGCTGGTACTGGTGGTACTGGTGGTGGTGGTGCTGGTATAGCGGCAAACACTAAAAAAGGTGAAGGCGCTGTTCCCAATACTGGTTCTGGCGGTGGAGCAAGCGCATGGACTACTAATGGTGGCGGCGCTGGTGGTGCTGGTATTGTTCTAATCAGATACGCGGTGGCATAATGACAGTAAACACAGCAACACCAGATTACATAGTTGGTGGCGTTCTCACTGATGGTGAGGCGTGGGTTCCTTTAGCCACAACGATTCTTTCATCAGGTGCCGTAAACATAGGTTTTACTTCTACAACTGGTGCTAACGACTGGTCACAGTACATGGATCTAGTTTTAATTTCTTATTTAAGAAGCGATGAATCAGCGGCAAGTTCTTATCTTCGTGTAATGGTTAACAGCGGAAGCGTCACAGCAACAGGCGGTTACACCGAGCAAGGAGTATGGGGAAATGGTTCAACCTCCACTGGATCTCTGGATACTTCAACTATTCAAGGAATAGCAGGGTACATGCCTGCGGATAGTGCTGGAGCCAATATTTTTGGTAGCGCTATAACAACTATACATGATATAAACAGTGGGAAACATAAAACTATAGAAACTAGTTTTGCGTCTGATACTGTCGGGAGTGGCTATGTAGGCGTTTTTGTTACAACGCGAAATACTCAAGCACCTGTTACTTCTGTATATTTAAGTTTATATCCGACAGGAAGCGATGATCTGGTTGCAGGTAGTCGTGTTGATTTGTTTGGTATTTTGCCAAGGATGGTGTCTTAATGGCTATTATTGAAGCGATTGAATCACATTATTTAGAAGCAGATGCCGCGTCGGTGACGTTCTCGTCACTCGGTTCGTATGAACATTTACAGTTACGCATATCGGCAAGATACAACTCAGCAGGTGGCGGTAGCACTATGATTTATCTGCGTTTCAACTCTGATACTGGTGCCAACTATACGACAACACTTATGAACGCTTACAACGGTAATAATATAAATCCTAACAGGTACTCAAATCAATCTGAGGTGTATGGAGGGGGGCGCTCATCAGGAATGCTAGACCCCGGAGCAGATTATGGTGCCAGTGTTATTGACATTTATGATTATGCTAATACAAATAAGAACCTTTCATTGCAACAATTCAGTGGCACCACAAAAGGTTACGATAACAATTCATATATTATGACAGGTTCAGCGTTGTGGGATAACGCGGCGGCAGTAACAAGCATTTTGGTGTACCCAGCATCAGCTAGTTTTAGGCGTGGTACACAAATTTCACTATATGGGATAAAGAGTTCATAATGGCAGTTTGGAATGTTATAGATCACACAGATGTTGGTACTGGAGGAGTCGCTTCATGGGATGAAAGTTCAATCTCGGCATCTTACGACCATTTATATTTAATGGCTTCTTTAAGAACTGAACGTGCCGATTTTTACGAAGATGGAAAAATAAATTTTAATGGTGATACTGGTAGCAACTATTCAAATACAAGGATGTTTTACGGAGCAGGTGGAGCAACTCAGCAAAGTGACAAAGCATCATCAGAAACAAAGTTAAGAAAATGGGATATGACTGGGGCGAGTGCGGAAGCCGAATGTTTCGGCACACTTTCAATTTGGATCCCTTACTATGCAAATACTTCTAATTACAAATCATTTTTTCTAAAATGGGGTGCGAATGATGTGTCTAACAGTCACACCGAGTTTAGTATGGGGATATTAGCAGGGGTGTGGTCTAGCACTGCGGCGATTAACCAAATCACTATCGCAACAAATGATGGCGAAGATATTGCTGAATACAGCAGTTTTACACTATACGGAATAAACGGAGCAGGATAATGGCAGAACCAAGATATAAAATCGTGAACGGTGAATACATCGAACTCACGGCTGAAGAAATACAAGAATTAGAAGATATGAGAGCCGAAGCGGATTTAGATTTTTCGAGAATTAGAACGCAACGTGACGGAATGTTACGTCACACTGACTGGACTCAAATTGCAGACGCAAACTTAGGCGATCATACTGCTGAAGAATGGGCGACATACCGTCAAGAACTACGTGACCTACCTAGCAAACACAGCAAAGTATCCGAAGTTGTTTGGCCAACACCGCCAGAGTAACGTGATTAATGCCTGTATACCCAGCACCCGGACAAGACTATAGCTCAACTACATTAGAGTATTCTGGTGGGTCTTCTGCGTATACAGGATCAACTTACAAATACAGCGAACCCGGATTAAATTACAATCATGTAACAACCGAGTATGCCGATCAAACATTCAATATCGGGTATCGGAAAGCTAATGTAGGTTACCGAAGCGCCGACTGGCGTTACGACGGTGCGGCTTCTTACGAAACGCACACAATATCAGCTTCAATATCTGCTTCTGGTTCTTCCAGTGTCACATTGCAGATGACGAACTTTATTGGGGGTAGTGTCACTGGGTCGGGTTCTACTTCAACGACTGTTCAATCAAGACAGTTTATAGGTTCTTCGCTTTCAGCTACTGGTTCTACAGTAACTGCAATCATTGAAGAAGCTTTGTTGAGTGCAGGCATATCAGCATCTTCGTCACTGTCAGCTACGATATTTCAAAAACATTATCTTACTGGCGAGTCGCTTTCTTCTACTGGTTCTACGCTAACAGCTATTATCGAGGAGGCTTTAATAGCCGCTTCGCTTACAGGATCGGCAACAATTACTTGCACTATTGGCGCGGATAGGCCAAATCCTGTCC